ATTTGCATTTGAAACGTCTATATTTAAGTAATATATTTGTTCAGACGATTGGTCTAAGTCAATATTAGTCGGTATTACTTGAATTGTATTTTGCAGCACATTGTCAAAATAGTATTTTATTTCTGTGATACCATTTACACTTATTGGAGATATTAACAAACCCTCATCATATATTTTCTTGCACTCACTCGAAACTAATATCAATCCATCCGTTGAAGGCTCAAAATTTACGTTATCCATGTACAATGTGTAACCCTCTACTGCATCAATAACATCGCTTGACGTTGTATCTACGTCTGCTCCTGTGTCATCAACTACGGTAACATCCCACTGCGCCCACACACTTTGGTTTTGTGTTGTTTGTGATGTTTGAAACAAACTAACTTCTTCATTTATAAAAAAGTCCCTTATCATTGGACTAATATCCTTTGATAAAATAGTAATGTCATCGGCTGGTCTTATCATTTCAAACTCATAGTTTGGGTCAGCTGGCTTGTCTGTAACCTTGTCGCCTGTCCAAACATATAAATCGATATTGACTTGCACTTCTCCACTTACTAAAGTCCGGCTATTTACGTAATATGGTGTCCTAACTTGTAGCATTGAATGTCTCGTTTAAAAATTTATCTATATCCATATTGAAAGCATCGAGTATTGGTTCAGGTAAATTTTGTGTTTGCCTTTCAAATGGCTTAATAAAAAATTGTTTCGGTTTGATACCACGTCGGAAGATATTGCGTGACACTATAAATCCAAATGCTTTGAAAGTCATAAATCTGCCTGTTTTGCTTGACCTCGGTTTTATTCCCTTTTGCTTTGCCCATTTTTCAAATACTTTTGCAGGTGGTTTCTTAGTCGTGTATTTAAAAGGTGTTTGATACTTAACTTCTTTTCCTGATACCCCTCTGTCTTGAAAGTCTGCGTATAACGGTCTTTCATAAATTAACTCAATACTATTTTTACTTTCTTTTGTGTAAAATTTTAAATCATTTCTTAAGCGCCCTGATGCCTTTAAATCTTTGCGTGTGATGTTTGCCCTTGCTTGTTTTTGCGTTTCTTTGGCAAACTTTCTAAATGCTATTTTGGTCTGGGTTAAGTCCATTACGATGTTGATTTTAAAACGTTTTTATTTTTTGATATTTCAAAATCATAATGATATTGCGTTTCTGAACCATAACTTAGTTGATATTGTATTTCTCCTTTGGTTATAAATAATGCTGTAACTATTCTTTCACATTGATCATTATCTGTTTTTAAAAAAACAATATCTCCTATATTATATTTATTTTCTAATAACATCATTACTCATTTACACAAACGTTAGTTAAATCGTCATCCACTTGTATATTAAACGTCATTCTAAAACCTCTAAAAGTTAGCATCTCATCGTTTATCTTTTCAAAAGTTGGCGTGCCTTGAATCCAGTATTTAGTATTACCTATTTTAAATTCCTTTATATTAGCGTGTAACTTTCTAAGACTTGCTAAGGTAGTATTGTAAACGTCAATTATATTAGTGCCTCCATTGTAGTCGTCTGAATTGGCTATATCGGTAACATCTACTTTGTCTAAGACCTCAATAACAACTTCGTATAAAATATGATTGTCTAAACTTTCAGTAGGGTTAATGTTTACCAATGCTAATCCTGTCTTACAATTATTAACTTCAAAATCATTAGTGATAACGTCGGTATTAATTATCTCTCTTATAAACGATTGTAACTCTAATCTTGACTTTATAAAATAATGTAGGTCGTAATACGTTGTCATTAATCTGTGTTTATGTCATTACTCATACTTAGAAACCACATCACTTTAGATATAGGCTCTTTTGTAACTCGTTCAATTTTAAAGTAGTCTCCACCAGCGACTGCATGGAATTTAAGACCCCATCCCCAATTCCTGTTGAGTCTGTTTGCTTTTGCAATACTTTCGGGTGTTTGCTTTTTGCTCGGACTCGTTGCTGGATAACGTTCAAAAAGCTCTGACGCAAATCGAAAAAAAAACCTTTCGCACTGAAAAACAATGCTAACGGCATTTGCTTTGCTTCATCTTCCATCTCCTTAGCACTTTTATAAGGCTCAATCTCATATTTCTTAGTCCAAAAACATAACCTTGAAAACGTGGTTAACTTTCGATACATGACAGCCGTAAACAAATGTATAGTGTCTTCATTTTGAACATAGTTAAAAGCATCGGCAAACGCTCCAGCGGTCATATTGTTTAAATCAGGCTCAAAACCATAACCTTTATATTTTAAATAGTGTTTAGGATCTTGCTCTAATACCTTTAAGACATGAATAGCTTGCTCATTTATTTGCTTAACAGACATATCAGCAGTCAATTCATAAGGTATGCTATAAAATACCGATATAATTTGCCTTGCGTCAGGGTCTTTTATTTTTAAATACTTTTGATATTGCTCTATAGTAATATCAAACAAACTATTTATTTGTTTTCTCTTCATACTACTTAAACAATAAAATACGTTTTTTGTTAAACGTTTGCGCTAAACTTTCGAGTTGGTTTTAATAAGGTTGTCATTTCATGGTATCTTACTGCGTCAATTCCATGATTAAAGTCATCAATAGGCACATTTAATGTTTCTCCTGTTTTTCGGTCTTTTTGCCAACTGTATTTTCTAAACTCTGATATTAAATTAATTGAGTGCGATGTAATTAAATAACTTTGCTCTTGCATTGTATTAATACCGAATCTAATACTATCAGAACCCTTTACAACTCCAATTGCATTAACACCATTTAGTCTTAACTCACGTATTGATTTTGGCTCTGCACTATCACAATACGCGGGTAATTTAGTTTTTATACGTTTTGCTATTTGCGCATTGGTAAGATTTTTTTCATAGCATATTTCATTTAAAATCCGCTTGTCATTGTATTTGTAAACCTCAACTATTGCGGTAGGGTCATTGGTATATCCAAAGTCAACGCCTAAACCTAATAGTTTTGCTTCTTCTGGTATGTCTTTTATTATTTCATAGTTGTTAAATATAACGCCTTCTAAGCTACCTATTTGACCAAATATATAAACCTTACACCAATTCGCCCAGTAACTATTTTTTATATTGTTATCCTTATATATTTCAGGATAGTCTAAGTCAGTATTATAAAATGCTTTAGATTTTTTTATTAAAAGGTCTTCTAAAGTTTCTTTTGGCAAGGCTTCGTTATCAGGATAGTTTATAAGTATAAATTCTGAATTAGGCTCATTTAAAACTTCTTTATGCACCCAAAATTCATTGTCAGGATTAAAATCAATCCACGTTTCTTTTGACCTTATCATTAAAGCATCTGCAATATTATAGGGTATATGGTTAGCTTCATTTAGAAATAATATATCGCGTTTACCTGATGCTTTTGCTTTTCCTACCGTATCATAAGACTTAAATTGGATACGGCTTTTATTAGTGAAAGTATAAGTCAAAGTTGATGCATTCCAACAACTATCAAACCATCTATTTGTAGTTTGCATTATTGTTTTAAATATATCTAATGCACCTTCTTTTACTGCTGGTAGTGTTTCAGCTACTACTGTACATTTTAATCTACTTGTTTTTATACAAGTGTCTATTAAAATTGGTACTATTGCATATGTTTTACCTGAGGAAGTACCACCTTGTACTACTTTTTTACGAGCTTTTAAATTTCTTAATTTATTTATTGCTGTGGTTCGGACAAACATTAATCGGGAAATAATGGCTGTTCTTTTATAGTAGTTTCAGTCTTATCTGTAAGGCTATTTAAACGCTGTGTGATGCTTGGATTGTAAAAACCTAACATACCACCTACAATTTGATTTTCTCTAATTTCACGCTTTATACGCGTACAGATAGTAACAAAGTCATCGTAGTATCCTTGTTTATTGTCGAAATATTGATTAACGCAACCATAATTATTATAACAAAATCTTTCAAACCCTTCCATTGTATAAGGCACTTTTTGAGGTGTTTCTTTTTTATCACCATTACGCCCTACATAGTCAACTTTTAACCATTCTTTTGATTGCTCTGCAACGTCATCTTTATATTCGTTCCATGCTTTTAAAAGTTCGTCAGGATGTTTAAATATTCTTGTTGGATGCATAATTAAATAAGTTTCCTTAACCTTACTATTATAGCTTTATTATTTGCCGGATTTGAACAAGTCCTACAGAAACGTATGTTAGTGTGATAAACTTGGTTGTAGATGCCCTCTAATATATCGGCTTCATCAGCTTCATATTTATCTTTATTAAGACCTATTTTTTTTAATATTTCTTTTTGCTCTTTTGTAGCTATACCTTTCTCTAAATTATAAACCATTTCCGGGAATAGCTTGTTAAGGTATATTTTACGTTTCTCACAAGCCTGGCATTTTCCGCCATTAATTAATTCGACTACGGCTTTAATGCCTGTTTTTTTTGTGATCTCTTCAATCTTATCCCCTAAGCCTTTACGTTTTTTTTTGTTTTTACTTCCCTTTGGGCGTGCCATAATATTCGTTTAATGTTTCATTAGACTTTATAATGTTTTTAGCCTTGATTATCATATTTCTAATTGTACCATAATTGATGTTATACCGATCTTGCAACTTTCTAAGTGAATATTGCTGATTTTCTAATAAACATTCTTTAAGTGAAAATGGCATATCATTTAAGACTTTTTGCAATTCTTCTTTTATCTCATACGGTTGCCTTTCAACTTGTATATCAACATCATTTAATTGTACGTATTTTTGTTCTTTTTTCTTATGATTAAGGTAAATAGATTTAATCGTAAGATAAACATAACTGCAATTTACATCTTTTTTTTTAATTAACCTAATATACATATCTTGGACTATGTCCTGAGCCAAATCATCATCTGCAAATTTCCTTGCATAATTAAGCCATTTGTCATGATGTTCTGTTAATATCAATTAAAACATTTTTAAATCTAACTAACCTATCATAGTAAGGTTTCTTACATCCTGAGTTACCTTTTAAGATGTCTATATGCGAATTTACAAATTTTTTTGGATCTATAATTGTCTCCCAGTCAGATAATTTAATAGGGTGTTTTGGTAGGTCTTTGTTTTGGAAGTATGATATTAGTTCTCTCTGTTCTGGTCCCATTTGATATAAATTATCATTGCTAAGCCATAAATTATAATTGCACCCCATGCCATGTAAGGGAATAAGTCGTTAAATGTTTTCATATATTATCTATTAAGTAGTGGCTAACACAGTATATAAAATATAGGCGAGTAAGTGCTGTTTTAGCCGTTATTCCACTTAATCTACCTTTTTGTTAATGCCAACAATATGGTCTTGTAGTCGCCTACATTTCATATACTCGACACGTTATAGGGCATTTAAAAAAAGAATCAAATGTTCTTTTTCTACGAATGAAGCTATAATCCTTTGGTCTTTTGTTTTTCTTAGAAACCAATTCCCGTTAGTGTCTGATTGATAATAGCTGTAACCTATTTTTGTAGGTATATCAGCATTAGGGTTAAACTTCAATGTTCTTTGACCCTCTTGTTGTTCGGTTGTATAATTAATTCCTGCCATAATAAAACGCCCTATAACAAAGTGTATAGCAAATAGCCGTTATTGGG